ACTGCTTGTAGTTTTCCGCAGTTCAAACAAAAAGTGCTAGGGTAGAAAAATGCCTAATCCAGCAAAACCGCTTGAGATGAAACGTTTGACTGGCAATCCGGGTAAGCGTTCGTTGCCGTCTTTGAATGACACTTTTGAGCTTGAGGGCGGTTATGTGCCTCCGCACCGGGATTTAGGTGAGGCTGGCCTGGCTTTGTGGGATCGGGTGTTTTCGCAGGGTAAGACTTGGGTTAGTAGGCAGTCGGATACTGAGGCGTTGATGATTGTGTGTAAGCAGTTGGATCGGCAGGTGATGTTGGAGCGTCAGGTTGATTCGGCTCCTGATGATTTTCATTTGTTGCGTCAGTTGCTTGAACTTGAGAAGGCGATTATGTCTGGGCTTGGGCAGCTTGGTTTTACGGTTGAGGCTAGGTCGCGTTTGGGTCTTGCGGAGATTAAAGCTAAGTCGGCGTTTGAGACTTTGATGGCTGAGAGGGCGCGTGACTGAACCGCGCTGGTTGACGCCTGTTCCACCGGAAGCTGTTGAACGCGGTGACGGGGATTTCATTGTGCGCTTCGCTGACGCTTTCGCCACGATCACTAAAGACTCTGTTGCTGGGCGTGCCGGTAGCAAGATGGTGTTGCGCGATTGGCAGAAGCGTTTGCTCGGTGACTTGTTTGCCCGTGATGAGGACGGCCTGCTCAGGCATCGCGTTTCTCTGGTGGGCGTTCCCCGCAAGAACGGTAAATCGAGTATTGGTTCTTTGATTGCCGCTTTTGCCTTGGTGGACTTTAAGACTCAGGGTGCGGAAATCTATTCGGTAGCTGCCGACCGTAACCAGGCGAAGATTGTGTTTGAGGATACGAAGAAACTGATTCGCAACTCGGAGCTTGCGGAACATGTGAAGATTTACCGAGACCACTTGTACGTGCCCGCGACGGGAAACGTGTATCGGGTGTTGTCGGCTGACGCGCCCAGGCACGAAGGCTTGTCGCCCACGCTCGTTTTGTTCGATGAGCTTCACGCCCAGCCTAATCGAAAGCTCTTCGATGTTATGTCGTTGGCTCAGGGTGCGCGTGGTAAGCAGGCCACGATGATTGCGATTACAACCGCTGGTGTGAAAACCGAGTCGCAGACCGGACGAGACACTATTGCTTACACGCTGTATCAGTACGGCAAGAAAATCATCTCGGGTGAAGAGGATGACTCGACTTTCTACATGTGCTGGTATGAAGCGGATATGGAGTCAGATCATAAGGCCGAGCAGACTTGGCGTGACGCCAATCCCGGCTTTGACGATATTGTGGCGGCCTCTGACTTCGAATCGGCGGTGAAACGTACACCTGAAGCAGAGTTTCGTACAAAACGATGCAATCAGTGGGTTTCTGCGCAGCAAGCGTGGCTTCCAACGGGTGCCTGGAACAAGTTGGCCGGTGATGTGGAGATTGGGCCGGACGAAGACTACGTTTTGGGCTTTGACGGGTCGTATGCCAACGACTCAACCGCTATTTGTGCCGTAACCGTGCCAAAGGGTGATGATTTGCCCAAAGTGAAGCTTGTGAAGGTGTGGGAGAAGGACTTTGAGCGTGATGATGACACTTGGCGTGTTCCAATCGAGGAAGTCAAGCAAACAATCATCGAATACGTCCAAAACAACCCTCAGTGCCGTGAAATAGCTTGTGACCCGTACCGTTGGGCTCAAATGATGCAAGATTTGGACGAATTGGACTACCCAATCGTCGAATACAAGACCAACTTGCTCAATTTGATGATCCCCGCGACACAAAAAGTGTTTGAGGCTGTCACCGAAGAGCGCATACTTCACGACGGCAACCCTGTGTTGTCTCGGCATATTGACAACTGTGTGATTAAGATTGACCACCGTGGGCAACGCGTTACGAAAGAGTCAGCAACGTCTCGGAAGAAGATTGACGCGGCGATTGCGTTCATTATCGCCTATGACAGAGCGACAGCAAGTAGAATAGAAGAGGGAGTGCCGGAGTTTTTCTTCTAAGGACATTATGTTGGTAAATATCTTGCAAATAGGGGGCGCTGTCGCAATTAGCGTTGGCGCAGCCCTGATCTACCCACCATTGGGGTTGATTATTCTTGGCGCTTTTGCGATTGTGTTCGGTTTGAGTCTGGAGCGTAAGTAATGCTGAATAATCTTTTTTACGATGGCGAGGAGCGTGCCATCTCGTTTCAAACGGTTTGGGGTTCAGGTGACTTCCTGGAACTTGAAAGCCAGTCCGCCACTGTCGTCAACCAAGAAACCGTCTTTACGGTAAACGCAATCTTCTCCGCTGTCAGTCTAATCAGCGACACCATTTCTACACTGCCCGTAGATTCTTACATTCGTCTTGATGGCTTGCGTCGCCCTTTCCGTCCTCGCCCCGCTTGGGTTACTAAACCGGATGTTGACACGACGAAGGAAGCTTTCTATGGCGCTGTTATCGTTTCGATGCTTCTTGACGGCAACGCTTTCATCCGGGTCTACTCAAACCGTCGCGGTGAGATTACTAACCTTGTTGTTCTCAACCCGATTGATGTGGAGATTCGTCGCAACGGCGTTGGACGCGTCATGTATGAAGTCAAGGGTGAAAGCAAAATGTTGTCATCCGAGAACGTCATCCACGTTCCCGATGTCGTTCGTCCGGGAGCAATCCGTGGCGTGTCACGCGTCGAAGCACTTAAGGAAGACTTTGGCCTTGCCATTGCGCTTCGCTCCTACGCTGCCCGTTTCTTCGGTTCTGGTGCAACCACTCAGGGCATTATCGAATACCCCAACAAGCTCACTGGCGAACAGGCCAAGATGTTGCAGGAGAACTTTGATTCTCGCCACAAGGGTTGGAAGCGTTCGCACCGCACCGGCATTCTGTCTGGCGGGGCAACCTACAAGACCACGAGCGTAACTAACGATCAGGCACAGTTCATTGATTCTCGCCGTATGGCTGTTGAGGATGTGGCTCGCGCGTTCAACGTCCCACCTCACCTTCTTGGCCTTCCTGGCACTAACTCTTATGCTTCGGTTGAACAAAACAACCTGGCGTGGGTTATCCACTGCCTGCGTCCTATCGTTCAAAAGCTTGAGTCGGCGTTCTCGCCTCTTATGTCGCGTTACCCTGGTGGGGAGACAGCGTTTATCAAGTTCAACCTTGATGGCCTGCTTCGCGCCGACATTAACTCGCGTATGAGCGCTTACAGCACTGGTTTGCTGTCTGGCTTCCTGACTATCAACGATGTTCGCCGTCTTGAGGACTTGCAGGACATTGATGACCCGTCAGCGAACACTGTGCGGGTGCCTTTGGCTAACGTGAACGTTGCTGCGGCTAACCTGAAGGAAGAGACTGAGAAGGTTGACATGGCTCAACGTCTCATTCAGGTTGGTTTCGATCCTGCCGGCACTTTGGCGGCTTTGGGTCTGCCTGCGATTGAACACACGGGTCTGCCTTCGGTTCAGTTGCAACCGACCTCGCAGATTGATCCTACTGATCCGAATTCGGAGTATGTGGTGGAATGATCACCAACGGAAAACAATCAGTTACCGCAACACCAACAATGATTGATGGTCGTAGCACTAAATATAGTCGGCTATATATTCACAACGACGACAACACTAAAGACCTTTTCATTGGAGACAGGAATGTCACCGCCAATAATGGTTACAAGTTGTTGAAGCTAGAAAGCGTTGCAATAGATTTGCCACCGTTAAATGATGTGTTTGTTATCAGTGATGGGAACGCTCACACTATTTCTTGGTTGAGAGTAGAGATTGATTAATGCCTTATTACATTTCTGATTCTGCTGAGGGTTGCGCCGGTTGGGCAACTATTAAGGAGGATGGCGAGGTTATGGGTTGTCACGCCACGAAACAGGACGCAATCGATCAGGGTCTTGCTATTGCGCAAGCTGAGGACTCAACGTTTGAGGGTGAACGTGCCATGCCTGGCACTTTGAAGCCCGGTAACTTTGTTTCTTGGAAAGACCACGGCGAAACTTATCAGGGCCGCATCCGCGAGGTTGTGACCTCGGGCACTATTGACATTCCTGGCTCAGGTGTTCAGATTGCCGGCACTTTCTTTGATCCTGCCGCTTTGGTGCAAATGTATGAGCAGGTTGATGGCGAATGGGTTGAGGCTTCGACGTTCTTGGGCCTTTTGTTTTCACAGCTCAGTGGTATCAGCGCTTTGGTTGATGATGAGATGCCTGAGTTTGAGTATGAAGAAGATGTGCTTGATGATTCACCAGATGGTGAAGATGAGAGTGACGATGAAGACGATGTTCTCGAAGAGAACCGTCAAGTAAACCTTGAAGCTCCGGCTTATATGCGCGCAGCGGCCCGTCAGGGTTTGAAGTATTACGAAGAGGGCTTAGCTGGTGACGGTCTTGTAGAGCGCACAGTCCGTGAGGCCAGGGCAATGGCTGAAGGCAATGTTACCGCTGACAAGTGGGTTCGTATCGCCGCGTGGATTGCAAGGCACCTTGTTGACCTTGATGCTCCTGCTGCTAACCCGAACAACGAGGATTACCCTTCTGCTGGTGTGGTTGCGCACCTGCTGTGGGGTTCTGGGCCATCCAAGCGTGCCGCCCGCAGGGCGCTAGAGTACGCTGAGGGTGTTGTGGGTAGACTAGAAGAAGAGAATCGTCAACGCGTGAGCGTGGAGGCTAAAGAGATGGCAAAGATAGAAACCAGAACCAACAGCGCCCGTTTTGAGGTGCGAGAACTCGACGGTGGCGGGATGACCTTCACTGGTTATGCCGCAGTATTCAACGCGCCAAGCGAACCGCTGCCCTTCATTGAGCGTATTGCCCCTGGGGCTTTCAAGCGCTCTTTGGATTCCCGTAATGACATCAAGTTGCTGTGGAACCACGATACTGGTGTGGTTCTCGGTTCTCGCCGTGCGGGAACCCTGCGTCTTGAGGAAGACAACTATGGTTTGCGCGTTAGTGCCGATCTGCCCGACACTCAGGCCGGCCGTGATGCCGCCTACCTCATTAAGCGTGGCGATGTTGACGCAATGAGCTTCGGTTTTTCTGTGCCCAAGGGCGGCGACGAGTGGGTCTCCGACAACGAGCGTGTTCTGCGTTCGGTCAGGCTTATCGAAACATCGGTTGTGCCGTTTCCTGCGTATTCGCAAACCTCTGGTTCGACTTCTGTGCGAGGACTTGACAAGGTTGCTCGCCGCGCTTCGGTTAACGCCGACGCGCTTGCAGACGCGATTGTTGCTATCGAATCCGATAGCGACTTGACTGAAGAGCAAACCGAGCTTCTGGCCAAGGTTATTAGTGAACTTGGTCCCAAGTCTGAGGAACCTGCTGAGACTGTTGAAAGCGAAGAGCTTGATGCGGACATGTTGGAGCTGAAGAAAAAGAAGCTTGAGCAACTACTGAAAAGGATTTAATTATGGCAACCAAGGATGAAATCAAAAAGGTTATTCTCGATGTGGCCGGCAACCCAGAATCAGGTGTTGTAAAGCAATACGCTGACGCGTGGGCTCAGGCGATCGTGAACATAGATGCCCCTGCTGAGGCGCCTGAAGTTGAGCGCGAGGTTGTGGAACCGGTCAAAGAAACCCGCATTCTTGGTGTCGCAGAGAAGCGATAGCGGGTTTCCCCTCCCGTTCCCCTTTCCGGGAGGGTCTTTTGTTACTTCAGTGTGAATACTGCGGTAAAATTAAAGCTACGGTTGAGTGTTAGCACCACCGGGTATGGGTCTGCGTTAGCGCGACTGTAATTGTAATCACATAAATAGGAGAATCATGTCTGAGTACCTTAAGTCTCAGTCGGAACTTCGCGCATCTCTCATCAAGGACATCCAGGCTACTCTGGACGTTGCTGAAGAGCGCGGCGGTCTTGACGCAGACGCAAAAAGCAAAATCGACGCTCTTGAAACTGACATCCGTTCAGCCGATGAGGCTATCGCAGTTTTCAAGCGTCAGGAGGAGCGCAAGGCTGAAGCAGCCGAGGCTGCTCGCGGGTTTGTTCCCTCTTCGGAAGCCCGTACCGAGGTTGACGTTCTTCGTGCGATTGGTCGCGGCGAAATCCGCGAACACACGTTCGAGCAGCGCGCACTCGTAACTTCCAGCAACACCGTACCTGTTTCGTTCTACGACCAGGTATTCCAGGTTGCACGTCTCGTTGGTCCCATGCTGGACACCTCCGAGATTTTCAACACCACTTCGGGTGAAAACATCACCGTTCCGACCATGACTGCCTACAGCACTGCTGCGCTGACGGCTGAAGGTTCGGCTATCGCTGAGTCCGACCCCACCTTCTCCAGCATCACGCTGGGCGCTTACAAGTATTCGTTCCTCATCGGTGTCAGCAACGAGCTGATCGCAGATGCAGGCTTCAACTTGGAAAGCCTCCTCGCTGAGCAGGCCGGTAACGCTATTGGCTTCACCGTCAACAACGTTCTGACCATCGGAGACGGAAGCGACAAGCCTCGCGGTCTTGTTACCGCTGCTGGCTCTGGTATCACTGGTGGAACTGCCGTTTCTGGCGCGTTCACCGCTGACAACCTGATTGACCTTATTTACTCGCTGGATGGCGCTGCGCGTCGTCTGCCGGGCGTGGGCTTCATGGCTAACACCTCTTCACTCGGTGCTATGCGTAAGCTCAAGGACAACTCGGGTCAGTACCTGTACCAGGTTGGTGTTGGACAGCCCGACTCGTTCGCTGGCTTCCCCATCTTCGAAAACCCCGCTATGGCCTCTGCCGCCCTTGGCGCGAAGAGCGTTGTCTTCGGACACCTCCCTTCGTACAAGGTTCGCATGGCTGGCGGACTTCAGGTTGCATCAAGCACCGACTACGCATTCAACAAGGACCAGACTTTCTACCGGTTCTTGATGCGCGTCGATGGCGACCTGACTCACGCAGGTCACGTCAAGTCCTTCATCGGAAACGCTGCCTAGTATTTGACGACACGCTGAAGGGCCGGGGTGGTGGGTTGCCCCGGCCCTTCTGTTTGCTAAGATTCTTGGCATGGGAAAAAAGGGGAACCCTGCTCACAGGGAACAATTAAACGGCGCTATCGGTGTTTGGTCTAACTCTTA